GCTACACGTATCCCTCGCGGCACTAAACTAGAGGTTAGGGCAGGTAAAACCATACTAACTAACGGTGATCCACGTACAATCATCCAACCATTCAATTTCGGACAGTTACAACAGCACACATTCCAAGAATCTGCTGAATTAGAGCGTATGATCCAAATGGCAACAGGTGCTATGGACTCAGCGACCAGTGTAGCAGGAAATGCCCGTAACGGAACTGCTTCTGGCATGTCTATGATGCAAGCAGCGTCTATTAAGCGTCAAAAGCGAACCCTAGCTAACTTTCAATCTGACTTTATGATCCCATTCATAGAGAAATCAGTACATCGAAAGATGCAGTTCGATGAAGAACGATACCCAGTATTAGACTACAAGTTTACCCCTTATTCTACTATGGGTATTATGGCTAAAGAGCTAGAAATGACACAGACTATTCAGTTGATGTCTATGCTACCTCCTGAGTCACAAGCGTTCAATATGCTATTACTGTCTGTATTTGAGAACTCTAGCCTAAATAACCGCGAAGAGATGATGCAAGCTGTAATGCAGATGATGCAGCCTAATCCAGAAGAACAAGAGATGCAACAGCAGCACATGCAGATGGAAATGGCAGCTAAACAAGCAGAAACACAGCTAACGGGTGCTAAAGTACAAGAGACTCTAGCCAGCGCATACAATAAGCAAGCTGATGCTGCTTCTAAGATTCCTAACGAGACTGATGCACAAGAACGTATCTTAGACTTACAGAAGAAAGCATTAGAACTACAGAGTAAGGCTATGGAAGTCTCTAACATAGAGTCTGAGATAGTACGTAACATCCCTGAGATGAAACATTTAGAATCAGAAACTATTCTCAACTTAGCTAAAGCTAGTCAAGCGGTACGTTAAATGAGAACAGATAAGCAATTCTTTGATGGACGGTACAAGTTATTTGAAACGGACGGCTGGAAGGATCTAGTTGAAGAACTAACCTTAATGTCTAAATCCATAGATAACGTATCATCCATTGACGATGAAAAGTCCCTCTACTTAGTTAAAGGGCAAGTGTCTATCTTAAACATGATTATCACGTTAGAAGATCAGACAAAACTCATCGACACGGACAACTCTATTCAGTAGAGCCTGTGTCATTTTATTAACTCCACAATCTATAATATTAGACGGAGAGTATTACTATGGTAAATAGCATTGTAGTTGATCCTATTGAGAATTTAGAAACTGTTGAAAATGAAGTTGGCGTTGACTTAATTGAAGCAGAAGTCCAAGAACCAGAAGCACAACCAGACTATGAAGTACCTAGTAAGTTTCAAGGTAAGTCAGTCGAAGATATTGTTAACTCCTATTCAGAACTCGAAAAAGAGCTAGGTAGGAAGGGACAAGAAATAGGTGAGCTACGTAAACTATCGGACGATTTTTTAAAGACTCAAATACAGGCCAATCAACAAAACAACACTGCGATTAAGGAAGAAGAACCTGATTTCTACGAAGACCCACAAGCGGCAATCCGAAGAGAAATAGACAATCATCCTAAAATAAAGGAAGCTGAACGATTTAACGAAGACAACCGTCAAAAGGCGGCTCAACGTGAACTCAGTCAGAAACACCCTGACGCTAAGGCTACTGTAGAGTCGCCAGAGTTTCAGGAATGGATTTCCCAGAGTAAGATTCGCCAGCGTCTGTTTAGAGATGCTAATGCCTACGACATGGATTCAGCAGAAGAACTGCTTTCTACTTGGAAAGAACGAAAGATGATTTCTAAGACACAGGAAGTAGAAGACTCTCAGAAACAATCGAAAGCAAAAGCACTTCAATCAGGCAAGGCTGAAAGTAGGTCTTCTGGGGACTCTGTTGGAGGTAAGAAAATTTACCGTAGATCAGACCTCGTACGTTTAAAAATGACAGACCCAGATCGCTATGAGTCACTTGGAAGTGAAATCTACCAAGCGTACTCAGAAGGTCGGGTTAAATAATATTATATACTGGAGTTAATTCACATGGCATTAGGTACAAATCACGTAACAGGCTCAACAGCCGCTTCATTCATCCCCGAATTATGGTCGGATGAAGTAATCGCTGGATACAAGAAGAATCTTGTACTAGCTAATCTAGTAACTCGCATGAGCCACGTAGGTAAGAAAGGTGATACCATTCACATTCCTTCCCCTAGTCGTGGTGCTGCAAACGCAAAAGCTGCAAGCACAGAAGTAGTATTGAACTCTCCTGCTACCGCAGATATTGCTGTTCTACTCAACAAGCACTATGAGTATTCAACTTTGATTGAAGATATCGTAGAGAAGCAAGCATTGTCCTCTCTTCGACGTTTCTACACTGAAGACGCAGGGTACGCTCTCGCTACTCAAGTAGATACGGATCTCTTTGCTTTAGTATCTGCCTTAAACGGTGGTACTCAGTTAGGCGGTGACGGTGGTTCTTCTACTGCTGACATTACTGATGCTGGTATCCGTAAGTTTATGCTTGTCTTAGACAACAATGACGTTCCTATGACAGATCGCTCATTGGTAATCCCTCCTGTCGCTAAGAGTGATATGTTGGGAATTGCACGTTTCACTGAGCAAGCATTTATCGGTAGTGGTAGTGCAATCAAAACTGGCATGATGGGTAATGTATATGGCGTAGAAGTGTTTGTATCTTCTGCTTGTCCTACTGCAAGTTCTGATCGTGTAGGTGTTATGCTACATAAAGATGCTTTGGTTCTAGCCGAGCAACAAGGCGTACGTTCACAAACTCAATACCAGCAGCAGTATCTTGGTGACTTGTTCACTGCGGATACTATCTACGGTGTTAAAGAGTTGCGTGATAACGCTGGTATCAGCTTTCTTTGCCCAACCACTTAGTAAGTGCGAGGTGCATTGATTTTTCACAAGCTTAACTTAGTTAAGTAGTTGACATCAACAGAGGCCCTTACTACGGTGAGGGCTTCTACTTACTTACAGTATCTAGGAAATTATATGCCCATCTACTCTTATAAGTGCGAAGACAATCACGTAACAGATCACTTATGCCCAATATCAGACCGTAACAATGCAAAAGCATGTAAGGTTTGTAGAGCCGATGCTCATATGATTATCACCCCTGTTAAAGTATCTCTAGATCCAACTGATCCAGCCTTTGCTGGTACGTGGTTAACTTGGGAACGTAACAGGGCTAAACAAATGAAACAAGAACAACGAATACAGAAAAGCAGGGAGGGTTAACCTATCTTTGGATTTCCTATAGAAGCTATCACTATGATTCTAAGCGTCATAGGAGGTGCTGTGATGAAGATGTGGTCACAATCACAGAAAGATAAGGCTGACCAGCAAAAAGCTCTCATACAGCGATTCTCGGCCTCTGAGGATAGTGTAGAGTCTGCTAGGGCCTATCAGAACCCTAACGCCCAATGGATCAGACGTTTCTTAGTTGTATCCTTTATGGCTATGGCAGCTTTTATCTTAATAGCTCCCATACTAGACCTTCCAACTGTAGTTCCTGTTGAAGTAACGAGTGGATTTAAGTTTCTATTCCTTGACTTCACAAATACAGTTACTGAGTGGAAAACATTAAAAGGCATGGTTACTCCTGAGTGGCTCCCTCATGCAATTATGGCTGTCGTAGGTATGTATTTTGGTCAGTCCATAGTTTCACGTAAATAAATTTAAACACATATAAGGTAAACAATCATGGGACTAGATAGGGGTTTAAATTCTTCATCGACTAATCCATTAGGAATTGATGATGATGATTACACAGCAACAACGAGGGGGGCACAAGGGCCGAAAGGTGACGATGGGGCCTCTACTCAAGACTACATAGATAAGTACAATACAGTAGTTACTAGCGCAGCCGCAGCAGCAACCAGTGCGACTAATTCAGCTAGTTCTAACTCTCAATCCGCAGCACAAGCGTCTACAGCCACTACTCAAGCAGGGATCTCTACCACTAAAGCTGGTGAGGCTGCTACAAGTGCAACTAACTCAGCCAACAGTGCTACAGCCTCAGCCTCTAGCGCGTCTACAGCCTCGACTCAAGCCAGTAATGCAAGCACAAGCGCGTCTACGGCTACTACTCAAGCGAGTAACGCAAGCACAAGCGCATCAACAGCTACAACTAAGGCAAGTGAAGCGTCAGCCTCTGCAAGCACTGCAAGCACTCAGGCAACCAATTCATCTAACTCAGCTACCGCTTCAGCTAACTCAGCAACGGCAGCAGCAAACAGTGCAACAGCCAGTGCTAACTCAGCTACTGCTTCTGCTAACTCTGCTTCTGGTGCATCTACCAGCGAGACTAACGCAGCAGCTAGCTTTGACTCTTTTGACGATAGGTATCTTGGTGCAAAGAGTGCTAACGTAGGTGTAGACAATGATGGTGATGCTTTAATTACTGGCGCACTATATTTCAACACTACTGCTAACTCTATGCGAGTCTATAACGGCTCAAGTTGGGCAGATGCAGGATCAGCAGTCAATGGTACATCTCAACGTGTAGTATTTACAGCAACAGCTAACCAAACTACATTCTCAGTTATATATGACGCAGGGTTTGTAGACGTTTACCTCAATGGTATCAAATTACAGCTTGCAGTAGATTTTACTGGAACGTCAGGAACAACTGTTGTATTAG